GATTTACAGAATTATCAGAAGCCACATCGGCTTTAAAAACAACACCTGTTATAGCCAATTGATCCGCTGTAACCGTAACTCCAGACAACGTAAAAGTGTTTAGAGCAGGAGTAGTGGCTACAACATACTTTCCTCCAAACTGAACTTTAGACCCTGAAGGATTGTCAAACACGTATACTTGTTGACCTGGAACAAATCCATGATTGGTTGATGTTGTGAAAATATTTCCAGATATTGTTATGTCTGTAATTGTAAAAGAGCTTGGCATTTCTGGACTGAACTTACTGCTGATAACAGACTCGTTAACTCCAACATAAAAAGGATCGTCCAAAAGAGATCTTGATTCTAGCAGAAGTTTTCCTGGTAAATCTTCAGTTCCAGATAAATAAAAAGCGTTAACGGGACTTAAAGCGTCTTTGTTTATTATTCTTTCCAAAGATCTAGCAGTGTCTTCAACAGATTGACCAACTGAGTTTAGTCCTGATAATAGAACTTCACCCATGGAAGCGTCTTCTCCAACGCCTTGAGTAGTTACCGAAGGAGTCCATCCTGGAGCAGGGGATGAAAGAACTGGGTCTGTTACATCACCATTGTCATTGCAAGAAACTTTTACAACCCCACCAGTCATATCTTCCACTGTGAAATCTATTATGTCAAAAAAAGCTTCTATGAAAGAATCTACAGATCCTTGCAAAGTATCATCATAAGTTTGTAAAGCCACTCTAAGACTTAATGTATCTGCTATAACAGGCTCTACTGGAGTGTGAGTTATTGAGGCAGTTCCAGCACCTGCAGAAGTGATGTCTAAAGCAGATCCTGCTATTGATGATTTTAACTGTATGGTGTTAGCGTCTATGCGTATTACGAAATAATTTCCATTCGTTAAGTTAAGTATAGTGCTTGATAAGGCTATAGAGTCATTTGTAGCTAAACCGTGATTTGTTATTGTTATTCTATCTGTAACTAAGTTAACATTTGCTGATGTGAATGTTTTTGTAATAGTTCCTTTGTCAAACCAAATCTTGTATTTTATGGAATCTTTTGCAGAATTTATTAATACATAAGAATTACCTACTGTTTGTGACTTAGGAAGCACTGTGAAATTAGTAGCTTCTGCAGCCCCTACAAAAACATACTCTCTAAACACTGTTGAATTACCAACATAAAATTTAGATGTTCCAGGAGTAAAATCAGAAACAGATAATAGATTAAACTGTGTTCTATGCCTTTCTTTTGTGTTGGCGTAAAAAGCAGATCCTTTAAAGAAAGCAACATCATGTGCTATAGGAGGAGTTTCGTTGGCTTGGGTTATTCCTTCTCCACTTATAGGGTTTGTGTAGAGGTAAGCCCCTCCAGCCCTAAAAGTTTCTGGAGTAATGTCTTCAATTGTGATATTTGTTGGTATAGACCCATTGTTAGTGACCGGAGCTTCATATACTTTTTGAAACTCTTCATCCGGAGATATTTCTTCAAGAGTTAATCCTACATCAACAGTTACGTATGCAGTTCTATATAATTCATAAAAATATTGAGTGGATGTAATTTCTGAAGGAACATCGAATGAAAGTTCTACATTTGCAGGAGTTCCAATAGCAGTTTGACCGTCGTATATTTTAGACACCAAAGCTTCTGTTGTTAACAAAATTCCTTGTGATGCGTCTAAAACATCTCCCCCATCAATATTGCTTATAGTTATTTCTGTTGTGTTCTGGGAAACTTCTATGTCTGTTATTGTGTTTAACACAGAAGCTGTTGCAGAGGCTATTTTTTCAGCAGTGGATAGACCGTTTATATTAACTTCATACAATTCTCTTCCTAAAAGATCTGGTCCAGTAGGTGCTACGGAAGTTCCAGAAACATTGTACCATATAGCAAATTTTCTTGTAGGAGTTTCAAACAAGAAATAATCTTGATTTGCAATTGTTGCGAAAGAAGCACCTATAGTAACTGTAAATCTTTCTCCAACATTTACATCTTTTGAAGTGTTTGTTATAGTAACTTTAGAGCTTGGAACACCTCTGATGATGTTTCCATTATTATCTTTTATAGCCCATAATAGTTTATAGGCGACTTTGGATTGAGCTGGCAACCAGCCAGCCACTGATGGCTTTAATTTTGCTTGCAATCCTATAGCTTTTATACCACCTGCATTTGTGATAAAATTAGCGTCCGTGGTAAAATCGTCGGCAGTTCTTGCAGATATTTTTTTCACACCTTGATTTGTTGTGAAATATAAGTTTGAGTTAGCCTCAAAATATTTAATTCTTAATTTAGTGATTAATTCGGTGTAACTTCCAGAAAAGTTTAAGAAAGTACCATTACCATCTGAGTCAAAACTTAATTTGTCAGAGAAATGTCTTAATATTCTACCTTTGTAAGTTAACAGTTGTTTAACATCATCATTGGTAGAAGTAGTGTTTCCAAAGTCAGAAAAGCCTCTTCTAGGCTCTATTACGTTATCTGAGTCTATAACACAGTTGTCAGCAATTTCTAAAGCCCCATCAGGTCTTGTTAATTCTGAAGGCTGCGTGACTAATCCTCTAGATATGCTTAGAATAGCCATTTATTACCACCTTCTATTTCTTCTTCCTAATGTGTTTAGAGTGTTTACTAATGGAGAGTGTCTTGATTTAATCTTTTGAGAAGCACCTTCCACTCTATTGTCTAAGAATGTTCCAGAATCTCTTTCCATATTAGCTAACTTTCTTTCAGCAGATTGTTTGTTCTGCTCATCACCCATAGCCTCTAAACAAGCCACAGCAACTCTTTGTGCCAATATTGGATGTAGTTCTGTTGGAATGTTTGGAACTATTGTTTGTTCAGCTATAGTTATGTAGTTCCCTAAAGATACTTTTTCAACCAATTCTTTAGGAAAACTTATAGTTTTGTTTGATTGATTTATAGAATTAATGGGAACATCGTAGTGAACTATTTTATTCGGAGATACGTTTAAAGTAAAGTCAAACAAAGAATTTGTTAAGAATTCTTTAGGTATTTGAACAACAGAGTATTTAAAACAATCTATAACTGCTTCCCAATTACCAGTATTTCCAGCAATAGAGACAGTAGACCCAATAGAATAACTATTTGAGTCAATAACAGATACTTCATATATACCATCTATAGAAGGAGTTGAATTGGAGCCAGATATTGCTACTTTTAAACCACTAGTTAGCCCATGGCTAGGAGATGTTATTATAACTTTATCAATACCAGTAGCTATGTTAGAGATTGATCCAAACAAAGGATTTATATTATCAGTTTCAGTAACAGATTCTATTGATGCTATAGAAGCTCCTTGTTCATCTTTTACCAAGGAGTTTGGACGCATATAAAAATACATTCTTAGCTTGTTGCCAATGTTAATGTCAAAATTAACAACTATAACGTCGTTATTTTCTAAGTAAAATCCTCTGGAATTAATGTAAGAAGTAGTGTTGGTAAAATCAGATATCTCATTTATGGAGTATCTGTTCATTTCAAATATATTGTCATTCTCATCAACTAAAGCAACATCTCTTAATTTATTACCGTGTGCTCTTGAAGGAATAGCATACCTTTTAACGTCTTGTATAAGAGGTATATCAATGTAATAAACTAAGTGTTCTTCGTGCATTCTTTGGATTAGAGGAACTAACCCTAAGTTTATTTCTTCTGTAGCCATTTCAAGAAAATCTTCATCTGTAAAAGTCTCTTGAGAGCTTGGTATGAAGGCACGACGCTTTATGCTTCTTATTAAAGCATTGCTTGTTAATATGCTTGACATTTCTAGCCTTTTTTAGGCTTTGCCTAATTCTTTTTTAAGCAATTCAAACATTGCTATTTTTTCTTCCTGAGACATTTCTGAAAGCTCATCTTTAGCTTCCATTTCAGGAGACTCTGCCATTTCTTGAGCACAAGCAGGACAGCCTTCGCCTTCACACTCAGGACATTCTTCCATATCAGACTCACCCTTCTCTTTAGACTTAAGCTTCATAAGCTTTTCAGCCATAGAAAGTCCTTTTTTAAGACCTTCTGGAGAATCAGACATTACTGATACTTTTTTCATGCCTTTACCCATCATATCCTTCAACGGAGAGTATGAGTCGTCAGACATTACCTTTGAAAGCTCTTGTAGCATTTCAGACTTAGCTTTTGCTTTCTTTTCCATAATTTATAGCTCCTTCTTGCTATGTAATATAAGGGTGTTTGAATAAAAACAGCACCTTATTATTGATGTTCTTCTTGGTATAAAATTCTAATACCTATTTTAGATTCCTCATCCATTTCGGCTATTAATTCTTCTAAGTGCTCTAAAGATTGTACTTCAATGCTATTAATTATCATAATAACTCCACAATAAAAACAGCATCAGCTAATAATGTAGCAGCCGTTCCGTTTGTTTCTGATCTTATTTCAATACTTATAGTACCTGCAGAAGTAATACGAAAAACTCCATCTCCAGTAACATTAAAAGGTTGGTTAGCTACTGCGACCGAAGCACTAGTTATGTTAGTATTAGCAGCAGCTTGATTGTATTGAAAACTTTGAGCAGTACCGTTAGCTGCTTGATCTATAAACCACTTAGCAGAACAAGTGCTTAATGTAGCACTTACGTTAGAAACTCTTATACCAACCCCTGTATTGGTTGCTCCAGATTGCATCCTTCCGAAAAAAGAAAAGCTATATAATCCCGGTGGAAGAGACTCTGTTGTTAAATCTAGTACATCTGCATATTGGTTTGTTGAATTTACATTAGAAGTTAAAGTACAGTATTTGTATCTTACAATAGCACCTAAATTATTTCCAGAAGTTACTCTACCTTTACTGTCTACTGTAACTTGCGTATACGTTCCAGCAGTAACTCCTGTATTCGTAAGAACTGCTGTTATTTGATTATTAACATCAGGGTATTGAAAATCTATATCAGAACTATCTAATAGTGCATTTCCAACAGCGTCTTGAGCTGCTTCATTAAAGTCGCTTATGGAAGAAGATAGTTGAGTTCCTGTGTGAGTTGATCTATCTCTTAAACTAGCAGCACTTACATCATCAACATTACCAAGTCCTATTTGAGATTTAGTAACCAAATGAGGATTTTCTATATTATTAGCATGATTGTCAAAATCTAATTTCTTAGTAGCTTCTGACTGTAATCTTTTTTGTTCAAGTTCTTCCGTTGCGTCTACCACTTCTACCGTGTATGATCCCTGTTGTCCCCATAAATTATTAGCAACAGCATAGTCTATCCAAGATTGGTACTCATCATCTTTTTTATAAGCCGCCCATCTTACTGAGCTATTTACGTAGACATTAACTTTTTTCATTATTCTGCCGACCTAGTTAATACGTTTAATTCAGTAACTAATAGTGAGTTAGCGTTAGTTTGATTAGCGATAAAAAGTTCTATATAATCATTTTGAGCAAGTTCTACTAAAGCTTGACAATAGAAGTTTTCATTTCTACCTGTAGCTGAAGTTGTCGCTTGTGATTCTGATTCAGCTATAGTTACTCCATTTTTAGCAATACGTACTGTTATTGTAGTAGCGTTTGTTTGTACAGCTTGAGCCGAACAAGATGCTGTTACAACAAACTCTCTGGTAATTCCTCCAGTATAAGTTAATCTATTGTTTGTATGAGAGAATTTTTCAGTCTGACTACTAGCAGTAGTTGTTCCTTCTATTTTCTCAAACACAGCTTGAGTTGCTATTGCATTTTGTGTTGCATTATTGGTAAAGAACATCTGTCCAACTTCTGCCGTGTTAGATATTCCTTTACAATTCTGGAAAAGAGCTTTATTATCATCATGCTGTACTCCAGCAACGTAAATAGCTCCTCCGCTAAAATTAACCGTTATGAGGATATATGACTCTACTGGAATAACTGCATTAACATCTACATTTATTGCAGTAGCTCCTCCAAAAGCAACGAAGGAAGAATAGATAACTCTAATTCTTCTTGTAATTGTTAAAGTGGATGGGAAATTTAATGTAGTTTGTCCAGCTATGCCGCTAAATAAACATTGATCAAACCCCACAGTTCCCATTGTACCATCGAAAGTCATGTTTGCTGAACTAAGTAAAGCACAGTCTGTCATGATAAAATTGGAGTAAGATTTAACCAATCCGACTGTGGCACAATTTGTAAAGTTTACACCAAACCAATCAATTGCTTGGTTTGCATTTCCAGTAGCATCTAGATTAAGAGCTGTTCCATGAGTTATAGAAAGACTTCTCATTGGCAAGGACCAATTAGAAGATATTAACGCAGTATTTGCGTCAAGACCTGTGGATTTTAAAAAACAGTTCTCACTTGATCCACCTATTATTGTTGTATTTTGTGAACCAACTAATCTATCTCCAGTTAGATCAACTGTTGTAGTTATGAAATAAGTTACATTTGCTGCAAGAGTTATTACACCAGACACTGCAGCAGGAAAGTCTGATTTTGCGTTAACGAATATCATATTCGGAAACGGAGAATTATTATTTAAAGTATTTATTTGAGTTTGAAGACTAGTCTCTACAGCAGACAACTCAGCGTCTGTTGTCATTTCTGGGTCTATAAATTTTGACCTAATGTCTAAAGGCATAACACCTCAATTAAAAAGGGAGGATTGCTCCTCCCCCTGATTAAAATTACGCTAAGTATTGGTATCTCACGTAGATGTTATCACTAGCATCTAATTGAGATTGCCCCGGAGATACTAAATCTCCAGCAAATGTAATTCTTGTAACTCCACCTACAACAGATAGAGTAAAATCTTCGCCTTGATGAATTGCAAGTCTATCAACGAAAGCGTGGATAGATTCAGCAATGATTTCTTCAGCTAAATCAACATAACCATTAGAAATATCCGTTGCAGTAAGATCAAACTTCTGTCTTGCCCAAGTTGGCTGTAAAGCTTCTTCTAAAGTTTGTACTCTACCTTCAACTTCATCAATAGCAGCTTGAACGTCCGTAGCAGCAAGTCCAGAAGCTCCGTTACTGAATGAAATAGCAGAAGCATCGTGAGCATCATCTGCATCATTCAAGTGATTTTCATGAGCTGTCTCTAGATCTTGTAAAGCAGCTTTAATCGTTTGGTTATCAGCAATTGTTGAACCAGTGAAAGAACCAAGATTAGAAGAGTTTTCTGCAACACCGCTTAAAGTGATTAAATCATTAACGTTTTGATCAACTTCTTCGTGAGCTGTTTCTAAGTCTTGTAAAGCGTCTTTTATTGTCTGATTATCTGCGATTGTAGATCCTGTAAAAGAACCTAAATCATCAGAATCAAGAGCAACACCACTAAGCGTTACAAGATGCGAAACGTCATCTGTTACTGAATCAACATCACCTTGTAAAGAAACTAATTTAGATTCAACAGAAGTTGCTTCTGAATCCATTTGGATATCGCCAGCACTAAGAACTACGATACCAGTTTCACCATTAACAGAATCTACCGCACCAGAAGTAATGTAAACATAAGCAGATCCAGACCAACGATAGCACTTGTTTGTGTCAAGAGCTACATAAATCTTTCCTGTTTCACCTGTTGCAGGAAAACTTGCTAAATCAGCGAATTCAAGTACATCGTCAACGTATGACGGTAAGATAGCCGATGGAATTAATCCAGAAGTATCTAATACTTTAATGCCTTTTAACAAGACTTCATCAGAGGAATTTAATTTTACTAAGTCTACGACAGAATCATTTTGAAGCGTTCCCCTTACCGCTTGATTCTTTTCGATCAATACTTGGTTTGAACCAACTTGATCGTTGCCGATAAACTTTTTTCTAATTTGTTGAGCCATATTATTTCCCTCCCCAGAGAAATTAGTGCTGAATAATCAGCACATCGTTTACTTCTAAAAAACCATCCAAACCCAAACCATCCCAGCTTAATTGATTTCCTATAATTTCAAAATCAACACCATTAATTTGTTCTATACCTCCAGCAGGAGTTAAAGTAACATAGTCTGGAAAAAATGGTGTAGTTGGTAAAACTACATATTTATTACTAATATCAGTAGGCGTTAAGGTAATGTTAGAAACAATACCTGAAGCACCTTGACCTATTATAAAACCGCCAGAAGTTACACCATCTCCACCATAAAACATATTCTGGTCAGTGTCATATACAATTTCACCAATCTGCAATAAAAGACTGGATCGTTGAGAAGTAGTTATTCGTGGTACTCTAAATACTGCCATCTATAACTCTCAATCCTTGATCTAAAGTAGAAGAATCATTACTTCTATCTCCAGTGTCTATTGATAAATCACTATTAACTATACCCAAATCCAGATTACCAGATTCTATCAACTCAGAGCTAGTTGCTGTCCAGACTATATCAACACCTATTGGATCAAATTTCCAAGCCATTAAAACCTCGTCTTTTGTACAGACAAGATTACATTTTTCTGAGCAGTTGTATAAGTAACTAAAACTGTTTGTACAATATCACTATTAAACCTATAAGTATAAAGTTCACTAGTTATTGTTGGAAAGGTTGTTTGCATATTATCCCAAACAACGTCCAAAGCAGGTTCATTATGTTCAAACTCTCCAGTAAAAACATTAAATCTATAATCTTTTAATAGCTGTCCATTATAATAAGGGTCTGCACCTCTATATTCTATATTAATTTTATTTACAAGTTCTTGTTCCCCACTAACATTACTGATAGAGAAACCTGTAGCAAAATTTTGAGAGTTTGTTACAACTCCAAAATCAGCGGTTAGTATTTCAACAACAGAACCAGAAGAACTAGCCATAAAATACTCACCAAACAAAGAGTTTACGATAAGTTTTATAGCAGTTGCTACTATATTTGCAGAATCATTAATGTTTATAGGAACCTCTATTCCAGTAGAATTTGCTGGAGATGGGTTTACCCCTAAACCGTTTACATTAAACCAAATATGAAACAACTTATTATCTGGAGCAGATCTAATTAAAACATAATCAGATTGTAGAGAATTAGAAATATCTGCTGCACATATTAAGGTTGTTTTGTGAGATTTTGTTCCTCTATAATATATTACTTGAGTGGGCAAGAAATCCGCATTATAAGTAACTCTAAAATGAGTATAATACTTATCTGCTATTGATTTAGAATTCGATACACGTATTGATTGTCCATGGTAATCATGAACTTCTTTTATAATTAATCCAGGATCATACGTAGAATTCTTATTATCTGCCACAACAAAAAACCTCTGTTATATAAGGGTGTTTTATACCGTTAGTATAACCTATTAAAATTACATTAAACAGAGGTCGTAAATGCTTTAAATTTAATAACTCCTGATATAAATCCTGTATAGTTAGAACTAGTATATTCCATTTGACCTAAAGAAGATATATAAAAAGACACCCCACTTATATCCCCACTGGACTGTATGCTTATATTCCAATCTGAATCTTTTTGTATTCCTTTTATTTCAAAAACTTCATACAAATTAGAAGTGGCTTCTATTTTAACACTTGCTAAGGCTGTAAAACTTCTAACAGTAGCATTAGAAAAAGAAAATCCAGTAATAGGTTGAGCTGAAGATTGGTTATTTAATATAGAAAAACTAGTTTCTGATATATCTCCAGTAGATTTTAAATTATACCTAGCATCTCCTCTAGCATCATTATGATACTGAGTGTGATCATCATTACCAAGACCGCTTAAATTAGCGTGATCGCTATTAAACACAGCGGCAGATACTTCTCTATCATGAGTAAATCTAAGATCAGCGACATAAGTTATCTTTGATTTTGCAGCGTTAGTATATCCACTTGAAGTATCATAATATAGAGTATACAATAATTTCATCTCTGGAGAAGGTAAATCTCCGAAATTAATATTTTCCCAAGATGCAGCACCTCTAGCTTCATCAATATTATTATATTGAGTTTGTCCTAATATACCAATAACAGGTTCTTCAACACTTGTTGTTGCAAATATGTAAGTAACTAGTGTTTTATTGTTTGAAGGAGCTTCGGTTAACTGCCAAGTTGATCCAGTAAATTCATTGTAACTAGCTCTAACATCACCTGATTGAACTATCATCGGAAATTGGGTAGCCACTGATTTTTTCCAAATAGCACCTTCTCTATATACTATAGGAATTTCAGCTATCGGAAATAGAATTTGCTCGAATGGTGCGTCAGGTGTTGCATCGTTGTTAATATTTACAGTAATGTCTTCGTCTTTAATTTGCATATCACCCAATGAAATTTGAGCGTCTGCGTCTAAAGCACCTGTTCCTAATGTATAACCAATAGCCGCACCAGAAACTAATTGAGTTCCCCTTGTAGTATGGAGATAAGCGTGAGTGGTGCCATCCATAGTAATACCATGTCTTTCATCTCCAAATATAACAGCTTTATTATCGACATCGTCCCAATAGATATAAGCACAGTAAGCATATTCACTAATTAATGCTAGATCGAATGTTGTAGTATAAATCAAATTTCCAGAATTACTTATGTAAATATAATAATTTCCAGAAGTGTCAGGTATGGTGATATTTAAAGGAGTATCTATTATCGTTCTTACACCTAAATGATATATTGAATAATTTATACCTGTTGGTTGTATTGTAAATATCCTTGTTACGTTGTCGAAAGATATTTCAGAATCTGTTCTATTTACAAATCCTGTAGGTTCTTTCATATCAGCAAAGACGGACGATGTATTACTTGAACTTTGGTCTAAATTAGTAACTCTAGTTGCTAATTCATCAAGAGCTTCAGAAACAACGGCTGGTTCAACAACCCAATCTGTCAAAATATCTGGAGTGTAATCAGTAAATGATGCGTTCAAATTACTAGGGACCCAATTAGTTCCATTCCATTTAGGAAATTGATCATTAATCGCACCAGATTGAGTTATGTCAGTTAAAGCGTGAGTATGTCCAACATCAGCTTTTAAATCTAAAGCATTTTGAGTAGCGTCACTTATAGGCTTATCCGCATCACTTGTGTTATCTACATCACCAAGTCCAACAGCAGCTTTGTTTAAAGGTTGCCAAGTTTTGTCACCTCTCCAATAATCAGATACAGTACCTGCTGCTATCGTAGGTTCTTTTGTAGATAATCCTTGATCTACATATATCTTAGGAGTCATTTGATAATCTAAAGTAGGAGTTACTGGAGCTTGGGGATTTCCTCCAATTCCAGATTCATCTCTATATTGTAAAAAACCATTAAATCCTGCAATAAGTGTTTGGTTAACACCATTTTCTGTTTGATTATTATTAAACCCAAATCCGTTTAATTGTGTTGTTCCTGATTGAGAAAATCCCGGCTCTGAATAATTATAAGAAGCATCAATTCCAGTATCTTGAATACTTATCGTTCCAGTATCAACTATACTTCCACCAGAATTATCATAGTTCCAATCTAAAGCACCAGATAAAGTATCTCCGGCTAAATCTACTTTTAAATCCAAAGCATCTTGTGTATCATCACTTATTGGCTTATTTGCGTCACTAGTATTATCTACGTTAGACAAACCTATGTCTGATTTTGTTAAAACAACAACTCCAACTTTAGAATTTACAGATATTACTTCAGATGGAGATATTTCTACATAAGTAGAACCAGACCATCTATAAGTTTTATTAGTGTCTAAAGCTACATATATAGTCTCTGCTTGACCTATTAGGGGGAATGCTGCTAAATTTGCATATTCTTCAAACCCAGCTCCTCCACCAGTAGTTATTGATAAAAAGCCTAATCGTATGACTGTATTTGCCATTTTAGTGCCTTTGTTTTCCAGCGTATAATATTCTTGTAACGTCTAAAGATCCTGAAGCTACTTGAATCTTAACTCTTGCATATAAAGCTCCAGATCCGTTAACATCCCACATATGACTTCCAGAAGCATCTGTTACCGACTGGAATGATTCAGTTATGTCTGCAAAATGTATATTGTCTGACGAAACTTGTAGGATAAATACCATGTTTGGAGAAACTCCATTATCATAGTATACTGTTATAGAAAACTCATCTTCTCTATCGTCTAAAGAAAAAGAGGGAGAAAACCATTCCATATTTACAGGTTCTGATTGCTCTAAGATTTCTTTCAATCTTATACTGTCTAAAACGAATCCCATATTAGTCCTCTTTTTGTATTTCTATTTTTTTATCACCAGCAGTGAATCGTCTACCTAAATAAGCAAACAAGCATCCAAAAAATAAGTAATTTGCTGCATCTAAATCGACCGTCCCAAGTATATTTGTTACCTTACCTATTTGACCAAGCAAAGCTGTGTTGAAAGAAATGAAAGCAAACGTAGCTGTTATGGAAGGACTTCCGTTGACTCTTATCATTGGAAGGGGTATTCCTTTTTCATTCATCTTGTTGAAAAAATCCTTCATCTCTTACCTTTTTTCCAGTCTTCAAAAGAATAAACTTTTGCAGCTAATATAGAATCATTATTATGAAGAGATGGTAGATTTCTCAAATAAGTTCTATAATTTCTATACTCTTTTCTTTCGTCAACTGTTAAAACACAGTCTGATAATTGAGTCCAATCAGTTTCTAACAACTTGCTGTTTCTTTTTTTTCTAAACAACATCCAAATTTCTTCTACACTACCAGTTTCTTCTTTTTGAACTTTTATTTGGAAACCATCACTAATTTTATAAAATAGAGTAGGCACTTCTTTTATGTCTACATACTTAGAATCAACAATAAATGGTTTTTGTTCATTAGTAATCTCATCCGCATTAACCCATTTACTAGAACTACTCCAAGTTCCAAAAGTTGTATGATAATCTCTGTAAAGCAAAGCTAATTCTATTGTTTCAAACTTTAAAACTTTTTCTTCCTTAGTTTTATTGTCTAAAACGTATAACTTATACATTATTTTACAATTCTTTGTCTAGCTTCCTGTCTAGCTATCTTTATTTCAGTTGGACAAGGTATTCCAGCATCTAATTCTCTGATGATTAGCCAATCAGTTGAGGCTAGGTAAGCTAAAGCTTCTTGATTAATCTTTTCTTGCTCAACCTGTGCGGTAACATCTTGTATTTCGATAGTATAATCTGCTGGAAGTCTTGCCATTGCTGGAATTATGATCTGCCCAGACTCATCCAATACTTCTGGAGTAAGTTCTAATGCCGATAATATTTCTGATTCAGAGCAATCTGATTGAGCAATTGTTCTTTCTGGCTTACCCCAAGTATTCTGAGAGATTCTTCTTTGCAACCATTCATTAAATTCATTGGCATACTCATAAACCCCAGAACAAAGAATTATATCATTTTTTGTGACAATTATTTTTTTCATTATGAAACTCCGCTTATTTTACAAATACTTAATGCGTTGTAGCCGCCAGTAGTGTTTAATGTTGTTGCTACAGAGGATTGAAGCCTTATATTGATTTGTTGTCCTTTTGATAAAAAAGCTACACATGACCCAATGACTTCATACTGTACTGTAGCACCATTTCCATATGTAATATTCCTAGTTTCAGTAATAGTAGAACTTACTATCTGTAATAAAATAAATTGTGCTGTTGTTAAAGCTGTAGCGGCAATTCTAGTAGATACATTAACCTGATAATACCCTGTTTGAGGGGCAATAAATATCCCTGTAGTAGCATCGTAAGCGTTATGTGTATCTAATGTAATGTCGTCAAATTTAACATCTGTTGCTGTTGTTCCTATAGGTAAAGCAGTAATTGTTGTAGCCCTTAAAGCCACAACCTCGCTCGCTGCAATTGTTTGCGGAGATGAGCGTTTTGCTATTGAGAAATAATGAGTTGATGTGTTTGATAAAGTAAGATTTCCATCAGCTCTTAGTGATACAGTATCTCCTTTTGCTAAATCTAATCTGCCATTAAATTGTTTATACCTAGTAGTTGCTCCCGTAGGTGGAATAAAAACATAGACAATTCTAGCAGAAGGAAGTCCTGTATTAATGTATGCCATTATTGCTTGTGTTCCAGCAGTTGCTGCATCTGTTGCTACCATTCCAGATAAATCATAAATACCTGTTTCTGGAGCAATGAAAATTGTTCCATTCCAAGAGCTTGAACTATCCCTTACTTCTACAAAGGGGATATCAGTTGTGTTGGCTGTTATGACAGCAGCACTTCCCGGAGTTTGACCAAAAACTACAATCTCCCTATTCCCTGCGTCCTCGGATAGAACGACATTAGATGACCATCCTTGGATTGGGACACCGAAAACTATCGCCTCTATAAAGTCTCCAGACGCCCACGTAACAGGAGTCGCTGCGGAAGCATTAACTACGCTTATATAGGAAGTTCCGGCATTGACCGTGTCTCTGTTAACAGCTATTTGAAAAGTTCCTCCATTATAAGACACAACTCCTGTATAAGATGCTGTAGATCCAGTTTGATCTCTCATTCTTAAGTTTGCTTGAAATTCATTCAATAACAACTTAGCTGTATCAACACTTAAACCAGCTGGAACAGAGAAACTTATAGTACCTGTACTAGCTCCCGTTACAGCTATTGCAGTTTTAATGTCAGCAGAGTCACCTACTCTTCTTATAAAAGAAGTGACAGTACCAGGAATACCACTCCATGTAATAGTACACGGCTCCCAATCAGTAACAATCGCACCTTTAACAATAGTTTGCGGTCCGACAATTACGTTATCAATTTCAACAGTCCAGAGCGAAGACACTGAGGTATCTGCTACGTGTAATATTAACCTATAGCTTGTACTGTCCGGAGATGTTTGGAATGTTCCAACAAACTTACCTTGAGTGGATGCGTATAAATCTCTGTCTACAACTTCAATCAGTCTTGAATTAGTTACGTCATAAACATAAACTCTAATAGCACCGTCACTATAAGTTCCAGTTACACTATAATCAAAAGAGATTCTTAATACTTGTGCTTGATCGGCAGCATCAATAGTGAAGTCAGTAGATACTCCATGTCCTTGTAAATTAGTTGCGGTACTTGCTCTTGTTATTAAAGCAGATTTGGTACCTCTTAATGGAGTTGTGGTTGTAGCAACAAAAGTGAAGGAACCATTTAGAGTTCCCCCAGTTCCGTCAATAGGTGATAGATTCCCAGTGCCATCGTTGTATCCAATCCAACTTTGAGGTATAACTAAATTGGTGTCACCTTCAAAGTCATAGTTATCTATGTAATTAATTCCACCTACACCGCCCCCACTTCCAGCACCAGCAATCATGTGATGCCTTCCAGTAGAAGAGTTGTAGATAAGCTCAAATGATCCTAAGTTTTGAATCGTAACATTACCATTAGTTCCAGTTACAATTCTATTCGTAGCCGTAACCGCCGCATCTTCATTATTAACTGTTATTGGATTACCAGTGTTATTAATGAGAGTAGTTCTTCTACCATTTGTTGTAGCCGCATAGCCTCCAATGCTAACTAATGTTGCACTCGTAAGTCTAATTACTGAAGCTGTCGCTGAGGTAATAACTGCTGATGATCCTGTAGCGGTTGATGTGGTAGTTGAAGTAGTGTTTAATGCTCCTGAAAAAGTAGCTGAACCGGAAGATGATATACCAGCTAGTCCGGTCATTATGTTAGAGTCGTCAATTGTAACTCCACTTTCTTGAATTATTTTTCCAGAAGTTCCGTCCCATCTAACTACTCTGTTATCTGTAGATGTAGTTGGACCGTCTACTTGAGTAGATACTCCAAGCATTTTCCATTTTAGGGAAGTAGCGTCATAAATTAATTCAATAGAAGAACCGTCTAACAGTTCGTATGGAAGTCCATTACCGGTTAGTATTTGGTTATTTGCTGTAGCTCCGGTTAAATTGTTAAAAATAACTGTTCCACCAGTATCGTTTGTAAAGATTACTCTCGATCCTGGTTCATCTGCCCCCGGCACTATCATATCTACTGAAGTTAATCCAACCCCTACCAATCTAACAAATGATGTAGTTGGAAGAGTTAGCTCTACATTTGCCCCTGTTTGAGAGTTATCAGATGAAACATAAGATACATTACTTTGAACAATTACATCATCATTAAGAATGATATTTCCAGCTCCGTTAGCATCTAAAGTTAAGTTTCCATTTGTATTAGTGCTTAATATAGTATTCCCATCTAGTCTCAAATTATCTACGTTCATTTGACCAGTGAGTGTAAATGTCCCTGTATCACTTAAAGTAGCTGTGGAGTTTTGTACTGCAGAACCAGCAGTTCCATCCCATCTTACCAATGCGTTATCCGTGGATGTTCCTATCTCATCTAATTTCAACTCCACTGCAGTTTCTAAAGATTGAAAGGCTTCTTTTACAGTTCTATTGTCTGGAATTGTAGTTCCAGTAAATGTTCCTAAAGTTGTCGAATCTAACGCAACACCAGAAAGTGATACAAGATTATCAACATTATTATCAATTTCATCCACAGCATTTTGAACGTTTGTTGCAGTTAAACTGGATGTAACATTGCTATAAGATATCTCAGAAGCTTGATCTTTGCTTGCTACAGAATTATCAACGTAAGTTTTAACAGCAAGAGCTGAAGGAAGTTGTGTGTTAGAAGCACTAGCTAAAGTTGTGCTAGTGTTAAGCACACCAGCTTTTAGATTACCAGTTACAATATTGGATACTGTATTGTTATCTACATCAATTGTTTTGTTTGTTAAGGTTTGAGTTTGAGAATTGGTTACAATTTCTCTAGCTGCAGAAGGATTTACACCGTCTTTTAGGTAGACTTTAATCTTACCATCGGACGAATCTACCTTTATTTCTCCTTCCAAATTATCTAATGCCACCGTGTCTGGAGCGAGAATTATACCTTTTATAAAACGATGTTTGATAGTAGACATTTATATAACTCCTAATTAAATACTATTTATAACTTTTGCTTCAAATGTAATAGATCCAACATAAGTAGTACCACCTGTAATCGGTGTTGCTATATATTGAATCTGACCAGCAGGTGTGATAGAAAGTAATATTCTAGCATCTCCTATTGTTCTTATTGATATTCCCCAATTTGTTCCATCAAAGTAGCCTTCAATGTATCCAACTTCAACATATGTTCCAGCGTTAGGACCACCAGTCACTACTCTTTTTACAAAATATTTACAATCTATAGAAATTACTTCAGATACAGGAAAACTAAATCCTGGAATGTTTGTTAAAACTCCAGAATTGTTTATACTTCCTGTAGTTGTGAGGATATCGTTTGGTTTTTGTACGGTAGATAAAGCATCTGTTACAGCTTCTGCCCAATCTGTTACTTCAGAACCGTAACCTGGAGACTCCCCTTCTAAAGGAAATTCAAACTCTTCATTTCCAACTATTAATGTCTTAGGCATTTATTCCTCTTTAGAAAGCATCTGTAATATAAGGGTGTTATTTTAAACCTATGAAAATAAAAAAAGGGAGCTAGAACAGCTCCCCTTTTGCATAGATAAATGCTTGGAATTATTAAGCAGTTTTGATATACTTAAGAACAACCATCTTACCAGGAGCACTAGTGAATAGAGCTTGGTCAGAGTAACATCTTAGTTCATAACCGTTAGCAGATTCCATTTCTTTGAAGAATTTACCTGGGAATCCTGGTCTTTCAAATGTAATGTCTGAAGAACCAATTCTTTCAAGTTCAGCAGGAGGGAAAATGTAAGCGAAACCTTCTTTAACGAATAAAGAAGCATGAATTTCGATTTTACCATTTTGTCCGTAGAACACTAGAGACTTAGATCCATTCTCCATTTTTTCAGAAGAATAAGAACTATCATATTGTCTCTTAGCAGCTTGTTCAGTCATTAACTTGTTCCAGTGCTTAGGATTAACAAGACAAACAACATCTTCTTCTGTTAGACCTTTTTCCATAGCGAAAGCAATACCTTCTTCAACTTTGTCGAAAGAGATAAAAGCTTTAGCTGCTTCAGAAGTACCAACGTTTACAACATTTCCTTTGAATAGATCGAACTCAGAAGCGTCAATGTTGAAAAGAGTTGAAGTATTTGTGATGATTTTGTGTAATCCAGCGAATTCTTTGTTATAAGAACCTTTGAAGTAGATAATATCAGCAGCAGCATTTTCTGAATCTGTATTTCCAGTAACACCAGCAGGTAATACGTCAACTTCGATTGACTTACTAGAAAGATTTGGCTTAACTACGTTACAAACACCACGAAGAGTTCCAGCTTGAGAACGAATTTCGATAGCAGCATTTTTAGAACCAGACCAAATACCAGCAGCCCATTCAGAATCACAGATTGTGATAACATTACCTAAAGTTGAAGCAACTCTAGCAATACCAGACTGACCGTACATAAGTTGGATTTCCATACGGATTTGAGTTGACTTAAGCATGTTTTGAACAAGTCTTTTAGTTTCTTGCTCGAAAGCACCTTTTGAAGAGATAGATCTAGAAGCAGCACCAACTGAGATAGCAGATACTAGAACTAACTCATGACCTTTAACTTGAGCATCTCTGTTTGGAGAAGCAATAGCAGCGTTAAGTAGGAAAGCCTCACCAGCAGATCCACCATAAGTAAATCCGTGCTCAAGACCAAGAACGATAGGTTGGTGATAAAGATTCCCTAAAAGCTTTTCAGCAGCAGAGAATTCAGCAAGTTTAAGCATTTTCATGCCTTCAGGAACTAGATCTCTAATTTTACTAGCATACACTTCTTTAAAATGACCGTCAAGTGTAGCAACGGTATTAGCTTGTTGTGCCATAATGTTTTATCCTTTTTAATTATTTAAGTTTAATTACTAAATCAACGATGTCAGAACCAACTAAAGCAACGTCAGTGATCAATAGGTTTGCTCCAGATATTGACGGTGTTGCTTCTGTTGCCTCTGAAAGGTTAGATGCTTTTAAAACATCTGAAGCTTCAATTGCATCTGCAGAAAGATCTGCAAGAGGAATTGTAAGAACGTTTGAAGCCACAGAACCTAAATCTTTTGCAGGAGCTGTAAGACGAACAGTCTTTGACATAACGTCTTGGAGCTTCTGGCTTTTTACTTGATATTCCATTTTTTTTCTCCATATTGTTAATTATTAATGTCATTGCTATTCTTCCCAACAAGCTTGTCTAAAGTCCAAAGATATTTAGAGGCTTTATCAGTACAAAAAAGTTCTAACATATTGTAAGGGTGTTTTTTAAGCATTTTTATATACTTATACAAACACCTGTGTAATTTTAAGTACTTATACTATTTCTTTTTTCCAAGGGATCTGAAAAAATCACGTTGCTTAATTTTTTCTTTTTTCTGATCTTCTTGTTTTTGGATAGAAGCAGCAGTAGGTTTAACTGAAGCCACGTTTTTAGAATTAGCAGTATTCATAGCATTAAGTCTTTTAGCACGTAGTCTTTCAATATTTTTTTGACCTATTAATTGTTCTAAAATCTCTTCTGGAGAATCATCCATGAGTCTACTCATTTCATCCCTCCATTCCTTCTCTACTAATGGCATAACATCTTCTGCTGTAACATCTTCAAATCCATTATTCATAGCCCAAAGCATAGAATCTGCAATACGCTTAACAATGTGTCTTGATTTTGGTAAAGTTTTATGAGCGTCTAAAGCTTGTTCTATTTCTGTTTCAATCTGTGCAGCAGCTTGTTCTTTTAATTTTTCAAACTGTTCAGCTTCTCTTTCTTCTTTAAGTCTTTGAGCTTCTTCTCTAGCAGCTTGTAATTCTGCTTGAATCTTCTCTCTTTCCAACTGCTCTGGAGATTTTTTCATTTCCTCTATTCTTTGCTGAATTCTCATCTCAGCCAATTCATCTGGATCTAACCCAAGTTCAGCCAAAACACTAAATGGATCTTGTTTTAAACGACCAAGTTCTTTTTCATACAATTTTTTTAAATTAGCTGATTCTTGCATTGCTTGACGAGCAGCAGCAGACAATTGCAGTTCATTTCTAAGAGCATTCTCATCGGATAAATCAATAGTCTTATTTATTACTTTACCATTGACTTTTAATTGGAATTCTTTTATAAGATTCTTAACTTCTTTTTCAGAAGCTCCATTAGCAATTGCTGTTTCTACAGCATCTTGTAACTCATTTTGTTGTTCCGAAGAAGAAGCTTCTTGCTGGGATTCTTCTTGATTTTCTACTGGAATTTGTTCTTGTGATTCTTGTACTACTTCTTGAGAAGATACTTCTTCTGACATAAATTTTCCTTTTTTGGCTGTTTGTATGAGCCATAAATGACTGTCTCGTTATTGAGATAAGTCTATGAAACTTTCTTTTTTAATCTTTCAAATCTAACTTTGCCAAATTGCCTACCTTCACGATTAGCTTTATTTTTATCAGCAATAGCCTTTCTTTCTTCTAAGGGCGTTAACTCACTCCAAGTCTTAGGAGTTTCTCTTGAGATACGTTTAGCTGGACGACATTTAGCATCATCTTGTCCTTTTTCAGAACCGCACTCAACATATTTACCGCTACGCAGCTTTTTACTCCAACGCTCTTTGAACCACCTCTTAAGACTCACCTATATCCTCCACCACGCTTTTTATAAGTGCGTACAATCCATGCAGAAGCATAAGCTGAAGGATAATCATCTCCAAACTTTGTCTTAGCTTCACTCTTAATTTGAGAATATAATTTTTGATCTGTAGGCACAGACCCATCAGATGTTTTACCTTGAACTTTCTTTTTTAGTTTTTCAAAAGCCATTCTTTTTTTTCTTCATTTCTTCTGATTGTTCTTGAGAGATTTCTCTAGCAGTTTTTTCTCCAATAATTCTTTTTTTGAACCAATCAACCCATCTGGAAGTATCCGGCTCTTTTCTACCAGTTTGTTCCCAAAGAGATTCTTCATCTTGTTTAAGTCTTTTTTTTCTAAAATCTTCCATTATTTTTTACCACTTACTTTTTCTTTCAGTTTAGCAAATCTTTTTTTACCAACATTTCCTTTAGTAAATTTCTTTGCTTCTTCTTTAGAAAGACCTGGAACTTCTAAAGAACCAGATTCTACTGCTTTCATAAATTTAAACTGCTGCTTACTTTTTGCTGGAATAACCCACCTCCGGTTATTTTTTTTTATTTTTAAAATATTCGTCAGTGTCTTCTTCTATTTGTTTTCCATTTACTTCTCTAATAACTTTTGAATTAACTCCAGTTTTACGCATCTCTGTGTTTAAGTTATGCAATAAATCTCCTAAAGCTACATCAGTTTCATCTTCTTTTACTTTTTTAACTATCTTCTTATCTTCTTCTTTGGTTTTGTTGATTAGTTTTTTTAATTTTTCAAACATATCACTTCCCCTTTTTTCCTTTACCTTTTTTATATCCACATTTAGCCATAAATATCTCCTATTGATTTCTTAGCATTAATTCTTGAGGGGTTTGCGGTTGTTCGGGTAAAATAGTCCCTTCTCCAGCAGGCTGTGCTGGTGATGGTAAATTTCCTGCTTGCTGCATTACATTTACACTTTGAGCTTGTGGATTTTCTAACAATGGTGGAATTTGTTCTTGACCTTGTTGCATCGGTTGTTCTGGAGCAGCAGTTCCTGGAGCTACTGGAGATCCACCTGGAGGACTTAGTGGTTGCTCCCCCAACATAGAAAGTATATTTGCAACATCAGGATTAGATAAGATATCAATGTGTTCTTGAATGTGGGTAAGCGTTCGTTGTACAAGATCGGTGTCCATACGTAAGTCAGGATCTGCCAAAACAGCCTTATGCTCTCTGATATGCAATGAGTGAGCATCAGTAAGTACAGCCACCACGGGAGTTGTACCGTCAACAAGTCTTTCACGCTCTGCTCTAACAAGCAATAACTCCTTGTTTTGACCTTCAGTCATAGTTTCTAATTTACCTGTGTTTATAACAGATATGTATTGTTCAGGAGTTGTAATAATTCCCATTTGCATCATTTGACTAGCCATTTCCACTCTTCCTGCTGTTGTTTGAGCAAGAGCGTTACCAGCATCGACAATAACCCTAGTAATAGAGCTTAAATCATCAGATGTAAACTCTTTCATGTAAGTTACATTAGACTTACCAGCAATTGCTGCAACTCTAGGAGTTTTAGCAAAAGTTTTAAGAAGCTCTACAACATTAGTTCCAACATCTTCAATCAATTGAATGTAGGATTGCTGTAGTCCAGAAATAAACTGCAGAGCTTGGGATTGAATTAATGCTAGAGCGTTACCTGATTTAAGTTGAGACTCTGGATTTCCTCTTGCGACAGAATTTACGCCTGATATAGTCTCCATCGAAGCTTCTAGCATTTTCAAAAAATTAAATATTTCAGCAGGAGTTGAAGTTAAGTTTAATGGTCTTGGTGGATTAAATCCTGGATTTCCTTGAATAAAATTCAATCCATCTGATATTTGTTCAATCTGAACATCAGAACCTCTTTCTACATATACGTTTTGAACACCAAAAGTATTTTGATTGGTCATAATAGTAGAATAAAGAGAGTTTACTGCATCCTGAATTGGAAGCAAGTCAAACATAGCAGTATAACTAAAAGGAGTACCTAATATATCTCTACTAGCAATTCTAAATATTGGAAGATTTTTATAAACTAAAACAGTGTCTTCTAAAACAATATCTGAATCTAAATACATAACATAACGACCTTTAGGAAGAGATTCCGTAGGTCTATGAAAAAACTCGTACACTGGAACATCAGTAGTTTCATCATAAGCCGTCATCGTTACTCTTGTTGTGTTCAAATCTGTTTTTGTTTTTAAAGCCTTAATTTTTTCAGAAAATTCTGGATATTTAGCTATTAAATCAAATTTATTTTTAAAAGACCTGCACAACTGCCAGTCGTGATTACTGTCTGATTTTGTTGGATCAAAAACTACGTCAAAAGGCGAAAGCACAGTGAAAACAATATCTCCGCTGTATAATGGAACTCCAGCCCTAAGTTCAATTTTATCGCCATCTTCATCAAGCTCATATACAACATCTCCATTGAAGTCGTATACAATTTCACCATTATCGTCAATAAGAGGCTTATATTCTGGCTCAATAAAATCATATATTTCGCCAGTTGTAGCATTCCACTCCATTTTAATATAACCAGAACCCATGACAATAGCATACTCTACAGCCCTCTTTAAATCCTGCTCTAATCTCTTATCTCTCATATAATATTCTAACAAACCATTAGCTAGGTTTGTTTGTATTTGAGATTTAACATCAGTGTTCACAGAACGAGCTTGAAAAGACGGTCTTGTAGCAGTAACCATAGTCAAAATATGACTAGCTATGTTACCGTAATGGTTCATTGGAAGGTTAACTAATTCTCCAGTTTCTCCTCCAAAAGTAATAGCATGACCACCTTCATAAAAGAACCCATAATAAGATTGCCAACTTCTCTTAATTTTATCCAAATAGTCTGAGGATATTAAAGAATTGAACCAAGCTTCTGATTTTCTTTGAATATAAAGAACTAAAGTGTCAGCTTCAGCGGCAGCAAAATACTCGTCTTTATCTAAATAACTCATGAAAAGTTCCTTTATTTTTCTAATACATAAGGGTGTTTAATTAAAATACGTAATGAAATATTAACTACTTAGACTTATTCTTTTTCCACACCATGTTTGATAACCAAGATTTTGTGGAACCTTCATCTTCGTTCATCTTCAATTGAGATCTAAAAACATTAGAACCAGACATTTCTCCATACCCTACTGGATAAGGATTTTTACTTTTTATTATATTACGATGTAAGTAAATTAAGGCAGCTAAAGCATCTGCGTGACCACCTTTTATTTGACCAGTGGGAGAATCTTTGAGCTGTTTAAAAGATGCTCTAGACTTGTTCCATTCTGCAAATTTCATATGGTATATAGTATGTTTACATCTTGGATGAATCACTATTTTACCTTGAGATATAGCTACGTCTAAAGAATTAATAGCAGCTTCTCTATTGTCTTTTTTTGTTGGGATAAATATTATCCCATGATCCCTTTGCAAGTCTGTTAACATAATTAAGTTATTGTTATCAGCAATTCTTAAATACGGAGGCATTGGAGATTCGTCTATTGGATTAGACCATAATTCGGCTTCTTTTTCCCTCACAGCTTCAGCAACAGATTTTGTATTAACTTCTTTTCCAAAAATAAGTTCATCTTCAATAACTGTAGTTGCGTTTAAATAATCATAATACCCAAAAACAATAGCAGTAAGATCAGATCCTCCAATATCCATAGAAACGTAAGAATCAAAAAACACAGGACGTACATAATCATCTCTGACTATTACCTTTTCATTTTGTTCTGTAAAAGATGGAAGAATTGCAGCATCCATTTCTTTTATAATCTCACAAAGGTATTCTCTTCTAAAATCAGGATCGTCTATTCCTTTTGGATACTCAGAAATAATTTCTTGAACAATTGCTTCATCAAAATTAGGATTATCATAAATTGTAAATACTTTAATTCTACCTTCTGCTTGGTATGGTAAAACATAATCTGTTACAAACTCATGATTAGGATTTCTAGGTGGGGTAGAAACTAATATAACTCTACCACCAGTAGTCTTTACAGTAGGGGATAATATTGAACGCACTATATATTTAGTATCTTCAGCAAAAGCACATTCATCAAAAATACAAAGATGGGCAAAGCCTCCTCGTATAGATTCTGCATTACCGTTTTGTGCTGCAGCAAATTGAATTTCGCTATTATTGTGAGGAAATCTAAAACATTTATCAGCTTCCATATAAGCTGGTTTAATGTGCTTAGGACAATCATCTAAAAGCATCCTCATTAGGGGAAGAATATTTCTTTTAGCATCTTTTTGTCTTGGGAAAATAAACTTTACAATAGCACCTGGAGTTTTTAAACACTCTTCTAATGCCATGATACACATTAATGTTGTTTTTCCTAGTCGTCTACCACAAAGAACAACGCTAATTTTATTCGTATCTTCTAGTATACCTTTTTTAATAATTTGTTGAACTGGACGCATTTTCCAAGAAAGTTCTCCAGCTTCCCAAAGTAATTCTTGAGCTTGTTCTACTGTTATTTGTTTTTTGCTCATACTTTTTCTGATTTAACAATGCTTAACAATTCAGCCACAGATTTAGCACCTTTTTTCTTGTTAGTCTTCTGCTCTGGAATTGCTTTTCCTCTAATGGCTAATAAGTTTTTAACCAATAAGTCTAATATTTTTACATCTTCCAAAGTTAATATACCACTATCACTGGCTAATTTAAGTTTATGGATTTCATTGACGCAAATTGCTTCTTCTTCCGATACTACAGAGATATCTTCTATTAGATCATTCTCTTTTAAAACAGCTTGTGCCTTAGCTAATTCAATTTCTAACTCAGAAACACGTTTTTTTAATCTCTCGATTTCCAAACTATCTAATTCTGGGTAAGTGCTCATATTATGCACTCCTTAAAATTGAATCTTTGGTTTATCTTTTGGCTTCTCTACAACACCTGGAACTCTTGCCATACTTAAACTAAATTTAGCAAGCTCAGTTTTTAACTCAGTCAATTCTTTACTTGACTCTATTTTTGTAAGTTCTATTTTTTTGTGAAGATCTTGAATATCTTTGTTTAAATCAGGTTGTTCTGTACGGAATAGATATTGTTGATAAGCAAAAAGAAATGTAGAAGCTATAAATCCCACAATAGGACCTATACTGATTGGATTAATTGCTACATAAATAAAAAATGATAATAATAAGATCGCAGGTATTGCGTCAAGAATTTTTTTCATACATATCCTTTATAAGTTAAATATTTAGAGCCTATTGGTATCTAAATAGTTACTGTCATTATGTAAGGGTGTTACTTTTTAAGTAGAGATTCTAATGCAGCTTGTCTAGCTTTAGAAATTCGGTCATCTTCTGGAAGATCTAAAGCTTCTGGAGATTCTACTTCATTAAAATATGATTGTAAATTACTACGACCCATATTTTCTAAGTTAAGTCTAGAAGGTTTAAATTTACCTTCTTCAGACCACTCTCCACCTTGTTGAATAACAGGAATGCTATATTTCGATTGATTAGAAAATGTAGGGTGATTTGGTTTTTTATAAGTATCCTCTAAATGTCCTAAATCTTTTGGATTATATTTTAAATCTTCAAAATAAGCTGGAAGATCATAATCTTGCTCATCTTGAGAAACATCTCTTTTTTGAAGTTTTGATTGATATTCTAGCCAGTCTTTATACTTCATATCAACCTTTTCTATTCAACTCTTGCAACGCTTTAATTCTATTTAAGAAATCACTTTCCTCTGTTTTCGATGTGTCAACTTCTTTTCCAGAAAAACTTTTAATAATTGGAGATTTTCCTTGCTCCATACGTTTTTGACCAATACGCATTAATAATTTTCTATACTCAGGATCTAATAATTCAGGAGCAGTATCTTTAAGTTCTGCGTTTTGCATAAGTTCATCAGTCAACTGCTCTGCCCCAATTGGAGCACCATAAGAAACAGCTCTAGCTAAGGCTGTATTAGGCTTTCCTTCTTTAATATCTGCAATAATTGGAACAGTGCCAGATAGCACAGCCAAAGGTGCTAATGCTCTAGCTGCAACAGTAGATATACCATGTAACCTGCTTAATTTAGGATTTTCTATTTTTTCTAAATCTTCTGTAGCCCATTGTGGCAAAAGACCTGTTTTTTGTTCTGCGTATCTAGTGTTTGCTGGATTAGCTCTATTCTCTTCTCCAAAAGGACCATAATTAACCCAAGAATTTTGACCTCTAGTTTCTGTTGCTAAAGCTTTCTTAGCTTCTGGACTAAACATTTTTCTATGTTGTTGGTAAGCTCTTTCTTCGCCCGTTGCTCCAAATTTATTCTCACCTTCTACATGACCGTAATAATCATGCACAACTCTAAATATATCATTAGCGAGCATAGGTTTACCATCAGGACCTATAAACTTAGTTTCTCTTAAAAGTGGATTATTTTGTACAGCTTCAGCAGCACCAGATGCACCAAAACCAGTTTCAGTAGGAAAATAAGACATGTGTTTATTGTTTTTAACATCTTTAATCAAATCAGCACTAGACTTGTATGGATTTGGATGATCTTCTCCAATTTTAGAGATTCTTAGTCCTTTTTTTTGTAAATCTTCAAATTGCTGCTCTGTTTCTTTTATAAGAGAGTCATAAGCTTTTTTAACTTCCGGATTTGTAGGATCATGTTTCATAGCTTCATAAGCAGCAGCTATCTTAGCTTGAGCTTTTGGATTTGCTTTTACGGGAGCGTCTGAGTATAGATCTTTTATAGACTCAATCATAGCTCCCAAAGGACTTGTTACACCTTTAAACTCTCCTGATTTAAGATAACTTTTAAGAGCACCTAATCCAAAAGTTCCTTCTCTTAAATTAGGGATTTGAGCATGGTGTTTTTGTGCTATAGCTTCGTATACCTGAGTTGGGTCAGCATTTTTAAGATCAAAACCAGAAGCTTTGAGTTTTCTTAACTCTTTATTAAAGTCATCTTGAGATATCTCTGGTATTATTTTTTTAAAATCATCGTAAGCGTGTGCTCCTTCGTGTAACACATCAGATACTAATTTTTGAGGACTTCTATTTTTAGCCAAATCTTCATTTAAAATAATTTTTTTATCTTTATACTGACCAACATCAGACATCGGTTCAAAATTAACAGTTTTTTTTAATTCGGGATATCTTTCTTCAAGAATTCTATTTAAAAAATCTTCTTTTTTTAACAATGTGGCATTTTTATTAGGTATTGAAATTCCAGTATCGTTTAGAACTTTCTGAGCAAGAGCTTCTTCTGCTAAATTTCTAGCACGTAATGCATCTGAATAGACATCTCCGGATTTACCAATATAATCTTCTGAAAAAGGTATTCCTCTTTCAACATCTTTGGTAAAATCTTCTAAAGCTTTCTTTCTAATATTAGGCATTTATTACCACTTCTTGCACGACCAGTAGCGAGCAGATAATTTAGAATTTTTTTGATCACATTTATGACGAGCACGAAAATTTTTACGTCTTTCTGGGTTATACGACTTATCAGGCATGTTAGGATCTCCAAATCTCACGATTTTTTCTTCCCCACTTTCACAACCTTTAACAACCCAAGACTTTTTTTCACCAGGAGTTCTTTTTGGACTATTACAACTTAGCTTTTCTTTAAGACTAGACCATCTTTTTTTAGCCATGTTAATCCTTATACTTATCTTTCAAAGCTTCATACCTAGCTTTTTTCTTTTGTTTAAGTTCTTCAAAATACTTATCCTCTTCTTCCTGAGCAGATGGCTTTCTATCCAATTCTTTTCTCTTTGGAGTGAAGTATTCTAAAGCATCTGTTAGTTTATCAGCTATAGGATCTAGTATTTCTTTGTCTAATTGTTTCCAACTATCTAAATTTCTATTTTTTCTCATACTTTATAAGGGTGCTTTTTTCTGCCTCCTGCAGCAAATTCGCACCTGAAAGCACTTGTTTGACAAAACTCCTGTTTTGTGAGATAACCCCCTTATATAATAGATGAAAAAACAACAAGTTAGACACAAAGCATCAATAAATATGAACAAGCCTATTAGACATGTTGGTAGAGTTGTGTTAGAATTAGCAATATGGGATTTTTCCGGCAATGACGATATCATCAGTCACAATGCTGGAGAGTTGGCAAAGGCATTATTAATGAGCTACCAACTGGATCATTTTAGCCCTTCTAGCTTTGGTATAGATGACGAGGAGTAGTGACAGATGAAACAAAAAGAAAGTAGCAAGACACAAGTTCCAGTGACAGATTATGCTTGTGCCACGGGAAAAAATAATGACACATCTCTATTAGACCATAATTTAGAGAAGTATTTAGATATTTATTTTAAAAATTATACAATATGCATAAGACCATATCTTACGAACGATGAAGTTTTTGCACTAGGAAATAAATTATTTTGTAACTATGAATTTTCATATAGATATGATAAATGGAAAACTGTTTTTGAAAAGGAATATCCTTTGCTTAAAGCTCTATCATGAAAAAACCACTTGACGAACTTAGAAAAATTGCTAAAATGAGAGATCAAAAGCACTGGAATGCGACAGAAATGCGTGAAAGAGCCTTAGAAGAGTGGATTTATAACTGGATTGTTGATATAAACTATGAACAATACGTGTTAAACGAGAAACATATGGGACTTGAGTTTGAAGATTTCATAAAAGAGCATGTTGCAAAGAAGATTTCTGAGCAACAGCTTGAAGAATGTATATCTTTTGACAAAAAAAAGAACTCTTTAATTGGACATGTTATATGCTTGAGAAGAAAGCCAAAAGAATAGACTACAAAGACTTAAAAGATGGGGATATTTTTTGGTCAGAAACAACACAATGCTTAGTAAAATTAATATTTTATGACGATTTTATTGGATATTATTGTAAAAAAATGCACAAAAGTGAAGGAATTATATTGAAAGGAGAAACTCCAATATATGAATGTCCTTCTTTAATCAAGGTATTACTATGACAGACAAAGTTAAGAAACCAAGAAAGAAAAAACAAGAGCTTAATGGAAACATTGCCAGTGGAGTGATATTCATCGGAGACTGTCAGTTCTTTGCTGGAAGCCCTAAATTAGAGCTTAATGCACAAACAGGACAGGTGGAAGATCAAACTCCTGTAGATCCTTTAAACCCTTTTAACACTTTAGACAGAACTTTTGATCTTGTTGGAGACAGCGAGACTAATCTAGAAATTAAACCATACATTCCAGGAAGAGGAGTGCTTATAAACACTCATCTTCAACAGGGTAGATTTGTGGTTAAAAAGAAGATTAAGAACGGAAAACTGGTAGGAATAAACATTTCAATAAAGGACTGAGTATGGTAGATAAGTTAGTGGAACTTTTAGTAAGTAGTGAATATAACTTGAACGAAGAGGCTTTAGAACTTGTCATACATATGTCCACAGAACAAGTGATTGATGCCACAAACAAAGCATCGTCCATATTAGAAAGCTTGAGAACAACAAGCCTGGGAAAAGCTTTACTTTGACGAGCAAACAAGCTTGGTATGCCTTAGAAGCAACACAAGCCAGTGAAATGTTATTTACTCGTTGTGTAGAACTTATGCTTAGAAATGAAGCATATTTAATAACTGCTGATTTAACCTCTAGAGTATTAACCCAGCGATTATATGGTGATTACAGGCTGGTGTGTAAAACTCCTGAATATAAAAGGGCTGAGAAACATGTCAAACTGTTTAAAAACACTGGACTTGGACGAACCTTATTCTAGGAAATATTTAGAAAGTATCATACATCTAGACTTAGAAGAACTTGAAGTGTTAAGAGACATATATGAAAACTTCATGGATAATTTCCAGAAAGAACTACTCATTATGGATCACGTAATTGCCTTTAAAAAGACTTCTTTGGGATTAGCCCTATGTTAGTAGGAGGTGTATATAAAATAACCTCTTTAAGGGACGAAAGAGTGTTTGTGGTGAGGATTGAAGGCATCAGAGAAGATGATGACTGGGTTTTTCTAGACAGGGCTTATTACGGAGTTATCTTATTTCCAAGATCTTACGCTAACCACAGCATAACAATACTTGACGATATGTGGAATTACGAATATGTGTCTAGGCTTGAATTAGCTTTGTTGTGACAAGTAAACTAAAAAGGGTGAAATATATATTCTTAGATATTCCCCTCCACACCCACACTCTATTCCCCTCATACCCCCCCCCCTCTGCCGTGGCTGGCTCATTGGCATCAGCCTTGCATGGTGCAAGCTTCATGCCATCCTTGGCTTGGCTTGATTCTTGCATAGAGGGGCTATGCCACCCCTCTTTCTTTCAGCATCCTTTCAAGTGTTTCCCTATCCAGTCTCTTCATTATCCTTTCTATTGCTTTTTCTGTTGGCTTCATGTCATTGTATCTTAACCATGCGATAACTAAATCTTTATGCTCCTTCATGAATCCCCCTCGGTGTTGGTGTTAACTCATATTAGCATATTGGTAGAATAATGCAAGAGGCAAGGCTTAATCTTTAGAACAAACTTATAACGCATTGAATTAGTTGGATCTTAGCATTTTGTTGTTGCAATGAATTATGACATGCTGTATTATTAAGTTAAGCAAGACAACAAAGGAAAATAACATGTGGTGCATATTTAACACAAAAACTGATCAGACAATTAAACACTTTAACAGTTTTTAAAAACATGACTGATCTTAGCATTACACTAATGGACTAAAACAAGGGGTATAAGATGAAAACAGAGCTGGAAAAACTAACAGAGTCGGTCAAGGCTAACAACGCTGAAATGGTGGAAACGGCTAAAAGATTTCCTTTTCACGACCATGGCGATAATGTTAAGGCTTTTTTAATCACTGGAGATGTTAGGCTGAAAGGTATGAGACTTTATGTTTGTATCTCAAACAACTCTGTTCTAGACCACAAAATTGAACCAATCTCTTAACCTACAATACACTGTTTTAAACACAATTTGTTGATTTTAGACATAGTAAGACTTAAGAGTGACGATATTTTTCGTTTAGCTTAATCGACATGGGGCTAAACTTAGACAATTTACGTTGATTGTCACGTCAAACAAGTTTAGTTGAAGAGGCTTTTCCATCTTCAAAAACCATGCCAATTGGTTGATGGCATAGTGAGAATTTTTATTCTCTTTGCAAGCCTTGTGCCAAGTTTATTGATCTTGGTCTCTGAGGCTATTCTGGTCAATCTACCTTAGACCTTTTCAGATCTACCCTGAATTAATGCAGAAAAAACTTGTTCAAAGATGGTCCTTTTCAGCTCTCTTTTCACGCTTTACAGAGTCACCTTCTCACACTATAAGGGTGTTGAGGTAAAGCCTTAAAATCTTTAAGCAATGCTTTTTTTTATCGCTTTACGTTATTTTTTTGTTGTGTCGTTTTTAAAATTCTGGTACAATGAGTTAAGAGAGACAAACAAGGGGGGGGGCAAAATGCTAACTAAGAAAGATCAAATTGAACTAGAGTATCTAAAGGCTAAGGCAGATCACTTGGATCGTATGGTTGACATTTACAATGACCAATTCGGTCCGACTGATTCTCACGTTGTTTTTTTGAAGTCTGAAATTAGAAAGATCAATGACCTAATTCTTGATCTTCTGGTCAAAGATCAGAAAGAAAGAATTAGAAGAGCGACAATCGAATGAAAGCTTATAAGATAGGCTTTCAAGCATTGAACAAGGAAAAGTATGTTTTAAAGCGTCTTTTCAATGATTCAAGGCTTAAAAAGTTTCATGAGAGAAAAGAGCATTTTAAGGTGAAAACAAGAATATTAATTTTAATAAAAGGATAACATATGTCGGCTAGATCTTTTAAAATTGATGGAAAAATGAAACAAGGTAATATTACCGTACTGAATGATCAAGACGTTGTGGCAGTGATTTTGCATAACACTACGGTTATGATGTTTTCTCATAAGCTTGGCAAGATTAGGCTAGATTCGGGCAATTGGTTGACTCCAACAACAAAAACGGCTATAAACAACGGCTTGACTCAATTGGAAAAAATGATAGGTCAATCGTTGCCTAAAATTGTTCAAAAGAAAGGTCAATGGTTTTTAACCGATGGACAAAAATTTGAAGATGGCATGGTAATTGCAGTTTATCCCCTCCTGCGAGCCTTAGCCTAAACAAGGGGCGAGCGTAAAGCTTGCCTCTTTTTTTTTTTCTTGACACAAAACATTATTTCGTGATAAGATTCTTATATACAAGGGGGAAACAATGAACAAAACACAACAGCTATTGATTGAAAGATTGGAAGGAAAGCACGGATCGGGATCGGCTAAGCAAGGCTGGTCAAAATACCAGAATTCAATAAGAATTCAAAACTTTAGAGAGATTGATCAAGCTTATAAGTTAGCTGAGGCTTTTCCAGACAAGTACGAAACAAAAACGCTTGCTTTTAAGCTTGTGGATCTTGTAAAAAAAGGATAAAAACATGAAAGAAAAATATTTAAGCCTAACAAACGATTTTAACGCTTTAAATGATTTTGTTGACGGCTTGACCAAAGAGCAGAAAATTGCTCTTAGAGAGGCTTTAGAGGCTGAAAAGAGCGACAAATTAATAATGCCCTTGTATTATGACTATGAAAATCAAGTGTATTTTTAGGAGATCTTATGGCTTATTTATGGCTTAAGTGTAAAGAATGCGACGAGGAAGTTGAGGTTTATTGTGATGGCGATAATGCCATGATGTGCCCAGAATGCTTGTCGATTGATTGTTTTGAAGAGATTGAAGATGAAACGGCTTGACATAATCTAACGCATAGTGTAGAATAAAGTTAAGAAAAGGGGGAATTATGCAACACATTTACTCGGTTCAAATGATTGAAGGCATGGGGCGAGGAGTTATCGCTGAAAGAGATATCAAGCTTGGCGAGATTATTACAAACTGCGAGATCTTAGTTTTATCTCCAGAGGATACTCTAAAAGTAAATGAAACTGATTTAAGATGGTATGTTTTTACCTACGATAAAAACACAAAACAAGATTGTTTAGTTATGGGCGACGGTGAGATCTTTAATCATGACGATAATGCGAACGTTCTTTATGGCTTGATTGATTGGGACAAAAGAAAGCTTATGAGTTTTCAAGCGTCAAGAGATATCAAAAAAGGTGAGCAATTGTTTATCGACTATAGACAAGACGAGGAAAGTTTGTCCGATGTTTTGGGAAGTTATACAACAAATTTAATTTAAAAGAGGTTTATATGACTTTAGATCACTTGAATAAATTAGCAGAAAGAATAAAAAACTCTAAAAAATGTCATTATTCTAATTCTAAACATTATATTGATCAAATTATTCTTGACAGGTATAACGGAGTTATTGCGGTTTATTTTGACGGAGTGAGATTGGGTGTAATTTCAGACTCAAATGAAAAATATATACTCTTAGACGCTGTAAGAGTGAGAGAAGAACAACAAAAGAATGAAATTTTAGAAAATCTTTAAAAAAAAAGGAAGGTCAAGGAATGATCTTATTTTCATTAACTGTAAAAATAATTATTATTTATTTAATGTGCAAATTATTTTCTTGACGCATTGTTTAATAAATGATATTATTTTCTCATGAAGGGGGAAACCATGAGAGAACAAATTTTAAACATTATTTCAAAACTAGACGAAACAAACTATCAAGCAAGCTTAGACTGGTATTTTATTCTACACGACTATGCTAAAAATTTGGCTGAAAGAAACGGCTTAACGCTTGTTCAAACGGCTGGCATTATTTCAGCCTTATCTCCAATGGTTTTGTTTGAAACCAATTTGAGAGATGCTGAAAGGTTTACAGCGTCTAGATCAATCGCTAATCTTGCGACTTATACGAGTCAAAGAAAAAAAGCTTTACAAATTTTGGGGGCAAAAAATGAAACGGAAGTGTTATCTATTCTTAATGGCGATAAGACGAAAAGTTTTTTCCTTAACATTCTTAAACCGAAGGAAAGCCGAGATGTCACGATTGACACACATATGATAAGATTTTTTGGCTTTAAAAACATAACTCCAAAGAGATACAAGCAAGCGAGTGAGGAAATTCAGAAAATAGCCGATGAGATGCAAATAATGCCTCATCAATTACAAGCTTTAATTTGGATAGGCATGCGAGGAAAAGCTTTTTAGGATTGACAATTATTAACGCTTAGTGTATAATGATTTTATTAGGAGTTTTTTATGCCGTTCTTAAAAGCTTTAAAACTAATGTTACAGGGTGAAAAAGTTAGAAGAAAAAAATGGCTGAAAGATGATTGGATATCTATTGACAAAAAACAATTGATATGTGACGGTGGTTTTGAATTTACAAGTTATTTAAAAAATAAAGACATAGTGGCGAACGATTGGGTTTTGTACAAATAAAAAAGTGAGGTTTTATGAGTGATAAAATTGAAAGAGAAGAAAGTAATCATACTTACACGGTTAGAATAACGGTTTCCAATTTACAAGAGCATCAATTAGACGCTTTGAGTGATTTTATAGGAAGTTTAGAAATTAACGGAGTAGATTGTTCTACTTTTGACATCGAAAATGATTGACTTGTATTAACGCTTAGTGTATAATTTAATCATAGCAAAGGGGATTGTATGAATAAAAACATTGTGAACAATATAGCTGAAAGATTGATTGACCGAGGTTTTAACAAATGTAATCTTTATGACGATAGGTTTTTTGACAGTATTCTTGAAATTTTGGAAAAGGATTATGACTTGTTCAACAAAATAGAGGATGAAATTCAAGAAATTGAGTTTAGCAATAGAAAAATGTCTGAAACTGAATATAGAGATCTTTTCGGACCTTTCCACGGAGATGAGTAAAATGAATATACAAGAATTTAAAAGAGAAGTTAAGGGTAGATTTTTTAAAGCTTATTTTATCAAAAAAGATGGTAGTTTTAGGCAAATGATAGCTAGACTTGGCGTTAAGAAATATTTGAAAGGTGGAGATCTAAACTACAATCCAGAGGATTATAATAATTTAGTGGTTTTCGACATGGAAAAGAAAGTTTATAGGACTATAAGTGTTGATAGGCTTATTTCTATAAAGTATAATGGAAAAGAATGGGTAGGAAAAAACGCTTTACAAAAGGTATTAACATGATTAAGAGCTTATTGTTATTAACGGCTTTTATAATACTTGTGGCGAGTATTAAAAGACCTTTATCAGTCAATGATATAACTAAACTAAATAAAACTTATTGCAAGGACATATGTAAATGAATTTAATAGATAAATTTGAGTCATTGGACGAGCAAAATGTAAAAAATTTTAACAAAATATTTAAGTGTAATCAATTAAAAAATTTAGACGATAATTTAGAGGTTAGAATTTTAGAAGTTTTAAGTGGTGGAGAAAGAGAGATTTTAGTAGGGAATAATAAGCTTAGAATGGCTTTACTTCAAAAGAGAAGAGAGTCAAAGAGTAAAACAAAAAACTTTAATATTGTTTTATTTGACGAAAAAGCTTGTTCCAAGTGTAAGATTGTAAAGCCTTTTTCTGAATTTTCTCCTCACAAAACGTCAAAAGGTGGAGTGAGATCGGCTTGCAAAATGTGTTGTGTTTTAGAGGTTAGAAAAAGTGTTAAAAAGAGATTGACACAAGGCTTTAAAAATGATAATATTCCTTAAGGACAAAAAACAGGAGAACACTATGCAATCTGGAGAATATTTTAAAGTTACAATTGTTGTAAATGGGATTAAAAAAAGAGCTAGAAAAATAGACAGACATTTTTTACATGCTGGATATCTTCCCTATAACAATGGTTTTTATGACGTTGAACAAGTAGAAACGTTAGCCAAGAATTTTACAGAAACTAACATGAGAGAAGTTAATGGAAAAATTCAAATAAATTTAAACCATGTTACGGTTGACGGTACGTTTGAGCAATGGCTTCCTTTTTCCAACAAGAATGTAACTCATGTAATATCATCAAGCTTAGAAAAAGCTTTAATGTGAGGTTAATATGAAAGAAAGAACTATTAGATTAAACCAAAGAGAAGTGGAAGTTTTAGAAATGGCTTTAGAAACTCAAAAAGTAATGTCACAAATTAAAGCTAACACTAATAGTAAACAAACAAAAGAAGAGGCTATAAACGAGCTTTACAACGTGGAAAGTGTTGAAAAGAAACTAAAAGGAAAGAAATGAAAACCTATTTTATATCAATTTCTGAGCTTGAGCCTGAAACGTTTAAAAAACTTTTAGGCTTTACTCTCACGGTAGGTCTTAACTTTAGAAAGATTGAATTTATTTCAAACGAGAAAAAAGTTAGTGATGTGTTAGTGATAGAAGTAGCTTCTAAGATTGAGGAAAAGGCTTTAAAAAAGTTTTTAGAAGAAAGCTTTATCTTGGTCAAGTTTACAGTGGATAACGCAAATAAAGCCAAAAATGGGCTTAAAAAGGTAGGAAGTTTTTGCGAGATAAACTCCAGTATAATTGACAGTTATTATCTTGACAAAAAGACTGGAAAAAGATTTACTATAGTCCAAGGTGAGGCACAATGAGTAAATTGGAATTTTTACTTTATTTAGTTTCTGGATTATTTTTTGCTTTTATTACCAATGTTTTAATAAGGATGTAACAATGGAAAAATTAGAGGATGCTTTATTATCAATAGGTCTTATGTGTTTTTTACCTTGCTTGGCTGTAATAATTTATAACTTATTTGAAAGGAGTAGTTCGGATGAATAGCATTGAACAACAAATTGACAAAACTTGTGAGTTATTGGATAAAGAAACAAACGAGATTGAAAAAAAGATTTTAGAGGCTAAACTTTTTGAACTTGTGGAAAAACTAAACGGAAACACAATTTATTTAACTTTACAATAGGAGAACAAAATGGAAATTATTAAGAAATTTAAAAACAGAAAACTCTACAGCACAAAACTTTCTAAGTATGTTACACTAACGGATCTCGTAACAAGGCTTAGAAACAAAGAAGAGTTTACAGTGTTAGAACATGGTACAAACAATGACATTACCACTAAAACGCTGAAACAATCATTAGTAAATGTAAACATTCCAGAGGATACATTGAGAAGGTTAATCATTGGAGAATAATTTGGTAAGATTGACTTACACTAAATTAAAAAACGGTGATTTAAAAAGTAAAGAAGTGACTTCTAAAAAAGGAGTCACTTTTTTTGTTAGAATTAGTTATTTGGAAGGAAGTTGGAAAATATTCCATGCTAAACGTAGAAACTGCGTTAAACAAGGTTTTAGTAAGAATAAGAACGTGATAAGACGAGTCGTTAGAAGAGAATTACAAAAGTTAGGAGTTAAGCTTGAAAAAGAGTTTAAAAAAAGTGGATATGCAAAAACCAAAAGTAGGGAGTTATTATAAAATAATGAAAGGACTTGGTTTATATCCTAACAACGTGATAGAAATTTTATCCTTAACTAGTAATAACACAGCATTATATAAAGATTTAGAAATTAATCAAGTTAGAGAATGGGATTATGTTATGTTTCCAGAAGTTTTAGGTAATGAGTTAAGTTCACTGGAGAAAGCTTTATGTATTGGGTATTGACAATAATGATGGTTCATGGCAATGTAACATATGGATATAAGTTTTTAGAAAAAGCAAATTGCGAGAGAGTAGGAAAAGATCTTACAAAAGGTCTTAAAGCAAAGTATAAATGCAAGAGGGTTTAAATGAATCTTATAGAGAAATTTGAGAACATGCCTTTTCAAGATGTTGGAACGTTTAACAGCATATTTAAAACTACTCCAATATTAAACATAAGTTCAACGGCAGAAGTTAGGATTGGAGAATTGACAGGGGATAATAAAAGAAAGGTTTATGTGTTGGATCAAGTTTTATTTTTAGACTTGACTGAGAGAAAAATACCAAAAAAAGAAATTAAGAAAGAGTTAAAACAGAAAGAAAAAAGAGATAGGATTGAAAAAAAGACTATAAAAATTAATCCTTTGTTGAAAAAATTAACTCCATCCCAGTTTGTAATATATCAGGCTGTTTTAGAGGCTAAAGAAATATATGGCATTGCTGAATTGTCAAGAAATATAAATTTGTCAACAAAATCAATTTATGCCAACATGGAAGGTTTGTTATCATTAGGTCTTATAAAAAGACAAGAAGTTGCTTCAGACAGGGGGGCGTTAGTAAAATTAAGTATTGACACTGATTATAAATCATAGTAGAATAATAACAAGTGTAAAAACAAAACAGGAGAAGTTATGAACATTACACAATTAAAAAAATCTATTCCATATTTAGTGGAAGCTGGTCTTGTGCCTAATATAATTGGCAGACATGGTATTGGTAAATCATCTGTAGTTGCTCAATATGCGAAGGAAAACGGATATTCTTTTCATCCTTTCTTTTTAGGTCAAATGTCTGACAATGGCGACTTATTAGGACTTCCTGAGTTTAACAGATCTAAAGACGGTGTAGCGTTGTCTGTTAGTTTTGTTCATCCAGCAAAATTACCAAAGAAAAAAAGATCTATTTTATTCTTTGATGAGTTGAACAGAGCCACAAAAGAATTGTTACAAGCAATATTTCAACTGGCTTTAGAAGGTACACTACACGACTACACTATTCCAGAAGATTCTTTCATTGTAATGGCTATGAATCCAGCTACGGATGACTACGCTGTGTTAGATTTTGCTGATAAAGCCTTTGCAGACAGATTTGTTCACATAATTTTAGACCCTACTCATGAAGAATTTCATTCTTACATGAAAAATAAATATTCTAGTAGCTCGGTGAGTGATTTTTTAAGACAACAAACTAAACTTTTAGAGGAAACTGATCTATCTCCAGTTAGTTTAGATTTTGTAAAGCCTTCGAGAAGATCTTGGGATCGTCTACAAAAATTAGAACTAACAGGTATGCCTGTTGAGCTTTTTAGAGAAGCTGGCATGGGAATTGTAGGAGCACCAGCAATGATAGCCTATAATTCTTGGAAAGAGAATCAAATAAAAATTTTGAACGGAAAAGAAATTTTAGACAATTATAAAAAAGTTAGGAATAAATTTATAGGGTATTTTAAAGATGTCGATACTGGAGAAGAATTAGAAACTCCGAGAACAGACATAGTTTCTTCGGTTTGTTCTTCTTTTGGAGAAGAATTATTAGAAAGATTGAAACAAAAAACATTAACAGAAGAAAACGCTAAAAATATGGTTTCTTTCTTGTTAGACGCTCCTATCGAAAATGCTTATGCGACTTTACTGCCTCTGAGATTTATTCCAGAGTTTACAACAAACGTTAACATGAAAGCTTATGTGTTAGAGAATAAAGAACTTGTGGATAAGATATTAGAGGCTAAAAAAGCCACGGAAAAGTACGAAGAAGAAAAGAAAAGAAGACAGAATTCTGAAATACCTTTTTAGTTCTTGACTACATGGTTTTCCTCCTGTACCATGTTAGTAAGTCAAGTAGAGGAGTAGTTGGTAGCTACTCCTCTTTTTTAATAGGAACATTATGAAAAAAATACAAGAAGCTATATCGTCATTAATTTTCACAGAACCTTTTTATGGACATCTTATATCAAGAATGAGAATATCAAAAAGTGATAAAGTGCCTACTGCTGGCGTTTATATAACTGATAAGGTTAATTTAATCTATAACGAAGAATGGCTGGAAAGTCTTGAGTTGTTAGACGTTACCAAGGTTTTGAAGCATGAATGTGAGCACATTTTAAGAGAACACATTCTAAGATCTAAACAAATTGGAATAAACACTGAAAATGATCATAAAAAATTTAACATATCTGCCGATGTAACAATAAACGTAGCTGATCTAACACACACTGTTGAGAAAATAGGCGGTATTACGGTTAGCAAACTTAATGAAACGTTACAAAACTTAATAAACGAAGCTAATGCAAAAGACAACAAAGGCAGAAAATTTGAACCTTTGGAAAAAGGTCAAATGGCTGAGTATTATTACAACAGAATAAACCAATTCACAGAAGAGAATTCAGATATATTACCTTCTTCTGGATTGGGCGAGACTATAGATGATCATTCGGTTTGGCAAAAATCTGAAGGGAGTGAGGAATTGCTTAAAGAAGTTGCAAAAGAAATTGTTAATGATGCAGTTAAAAATTGTGGTGGTATAGGAAATTTACCGAATGACATAGCTTCTCTTGTGTCTAAGATGAACACTAGTCAAGTAAATTGGAAAAATCAATTGAGACAATTTTATGTCAACACTTTAAAGAGCACAAGAATTCCAACAAGAAAAAAAAGAAACAGAAGGTACGGAATATTACAGCCAGGTGTCAAGAAGAAACAAGAGTTATTTTTAGCTCTTTGTGTTGATACTTCTGGATCGGTAAGTGATGATGAGTTAGAACTATTTTGGTCAGAGATAAACGCAATAAGTTCTTTGGGAGTTAAAGTTATGGTGATTGAAGCGGATTGTGAGGTTAAGAATTTTTATGAGTACAACAAAAATAAAACTCCAGAGTTTAAGGGTAGAGGCGGTACGGCTTACAATCCAGCCATAGAAAAAGCTTTAGAGTTAGAAGTGGATGGTATAATGTACTTCGGAGATTTTGATACGGCAGACACTCCAGTGAACCCTAAAAAACCTTTTTTGTGGGTTGGTGTTAGAAGATCTCCTCCCCCAGCATCTTTTGGAAAGGTGATATATTTAGAATGAGAATAATATTTTTAATAGCTTTTTTAAAAATTTTAGTGCTTATTGCTACAAGAGGTGCTATATTAAGTTTATTAGAAACCTTTAGGAAGAAAAAATGATTGCCAAGGAATATATTGCAGTAATAGGAAATAAACTATATTCTTGTGAAATTCGTTTCAGTCAAGAATATAATGACGAAGTAATGATAATGTTTAAAAATCCTCACAAGGGAGTGTGGTACACTAAAAAACATTACTTTTTTAAAGATCTTCAAGACGGTAAATATCTTGAACCTTCAAAACTTTTAAAGGCTATGCTATGACTTTATCTGGATGTATATTGTTTTATTCTTTGTTGAATGGTATAAACCCATTGATAACTCAAGCCGTGATAAAAGTTGAAAGCAATGGTAATCCATTCGCAATAGGAAGGTTTGGAGATTCTGGTTTGATGCAAATAAGACATCAGTTTGTGCCAGAGAGTCAAGTTCAACTTTTTAACCCATGCACTAATGTCAGAAGAGGTGTTGAGTTGTTAAAAAATGCTAAACAAAAATGTAAACACAAGTTAGACAAAACTTGGCTAATTTGCTACAATGTTGGAATTGCTGGAGGTAATAGAATAAAATTTCCCAAAAAATTTCCGTACTATAAAAAAGTCATGGCTTATATTCATTGACATTTCTTTGATCTTTTTGTAAAATATTTATAGGTTTATCACAGGAGGAGAGATGAGTATTTTGACCGCTAGAGTTGCGTTTAAACCTTTTATTTATCCAGAATATCATGATCTTTGGCTTAAAGCACACCAATCACACTGGCTTCACACAGAAGTTTCAATGGCTTCAGACATCAATGACTGGAAAACAGTTTTGACAGACAATGAGAGACAATTAGTAGGTCATATATTAAAAGGGTTTACTATTTCAGAGATCTTTATTGAAGACTTTTGGAGTGCTAAAGTTTCTAGGTGGTTTAAGCATCCAGAGATTCAAATGCTTGCACATACTTTCGCTGCATACGAGTCAATTCATGCAAATGGATATGACTATCTAAACACAAGCTTAGGTCTTGAGGAGTATGATGCTTTCCTGCATGAGCCTAGCACTAAGGCTAAAATAGATCGTCTTATGTCGGTGAAAGGTAAAGGAATACCAGACATTGCTAGAGCTTTGGCTATATTTTCTGCCTTTAATGAGGGTGTAAACTTATTTTCAAGCTTCGCCATTCTTTTAAACTTCACTCGCTTTAACAAAATGAAAGGCATGGGACAAATAATAAGCTGGTCAATAAACGACGAGCAGTTACACTCTCAAGCTGGATGTATGTTGTTCAACCAATTGATGAAAGAAAATCCTGAGCACTTCACGGATGAACTTAAGAAAGACATTTATGAGGCTGCGAGATTGACGATTGATCTTGAGGACAATTACATTGACAAGGCTTTTGAGTTAGGAGAAGTGCAAGGGCTTACTAAGCATCAAATGAAGCAGTTCATAAGACACAGGGCTAATATGAAACTGCAAGAGATAGGGTTGAAACAAAACTGGAAAAACTTGGACAAGAAAGCTATTGACGAAATGCAGTGGTTTACTGTATTATCTAATGGAGTCAGTCACTTCGACTTCTTTTCCAACAAGGATGGAAGTTACACAAAAGCTAATATTGATTGGGATAAAATGTGGGGGTAGTATGGATTTACAAGAGCTTAAAGAAAAAGGTTTAGCTCCTGAGTTTTACACTGAAGAAAGTTTACAGACGGTTAGAAACGGTTATTTAATTAATAATGAGAATCCTGTGGACATGTATAGAAGACTCGCTGAGTCTGCGTCACGCATTCTTAAAAAACCAGAGTTAGAATCAGAATTTTTTACCTTATTTTGGAATAATTGGCTTTGTCCAGCCTCTCCTATCTTGTCTAATCTTGGATCAGATCGAGGATTGCCTATAAGCTGTTATGGTCAGTTTGTGCCAGATTCTATCGACGGTATATTTAAAACCTATCATGAGGCTGCCATGCTCACTAAAAACGGTGGAGGCATAGGAGCTTCGTGGGACAATATCAGAGCTAGAGGCACTGCTATAAAAGGAAATGGTAAGTCTGAAGGAGTTGTTCCTTGGCTCGCTATTCTCGACAGAGAAGCTTTGGCAGTTGGTCAAGGTGGAGTTAGACGTGCTGGAATTCAAGTGTCTTTGGACATTGAACACGGAGATTATGAAGAGTTTATAAACATAAGAAGACCTGTTGGAGATATAAACAGACAATGTTTAAACTTGCATCATTGTGTGAATGTAGGTGATAACTTTATGCAAGCTGTTATTGATGGAGATAAAAACGCTAGACACAAGTGGAAAGAATTGTTAAAGACTAGAGTTGAGACTGGCGAACCATACATTATGTTCAAAGACATTGCCAACAACAATAAACCTTTCAGTCAACAAATAAACAACACTCAGTTATGTATTACTGGAGATCAAAGAGTTGTTACAGATAGAGGTTATTTAACTGCTAAAGAACTTTATGAACAGGGTGGTAATTTAATTTTATTCAACGGATTCAATCCAGTAGAATCTTCTCCTATGAAGCTAAGGCAGCAAAGTGCTGAAGTTTTAGAAATTACACTGTCTAATGGTATGAAACACAAAGTTACAAAAGAACATGGAATCCCTGTCTATAATAAGTCCTCTAGAAAAATAAAAAGAACAGAAGCTCAATTTCTTATTGTAGGAGATTTAGTTCCTGTCCAAAACAATAAAGGCCTTTTTGGAAATGTAAAAATGCAAGATGAAGCATACCTTTTAGGATTATATCAAGGAGATGGTACTTCTTGTTCTAAAAGAAAATATTTAGATATTTGGGAGAATGATTTTGATTTGATACCTAATATACAAGAAGTATTTAATAGAGTTCATAATAATTATGCTCCAGAGTTTTATGAAATTAAAAATCAAACAGGTATTGTAGCTAAAAGAAAATACGAACCGGCTTGTTTTGGGTTTCAACAAACAGGTGACAGCTTTGTTAAAAAACAAAGATTAGGATCTAACGTATTTAATATGATACCAGAATTTGAAAAAGGTAAGGTTCCTAGTTGGATATGGAAAGGTACGGAAGAAACACAATGGAGTTATATTAAAGGACTCCTTGAAACAGATGGTACTGTTTTTAATTCTTCTAGCAATAGAAGTCCTATCCAGCTTAACTTAGCTAGTATTGATAGAAGTTTTCTTGAACAAATACAACTTATTTTTAATAATTTAGGTTTGTCTAGTTCAATTAGACTCTTGAGAAAAGGAGGAGAAGTTCTTCTTCCAGACCATAAAGGCGGTAAAAAACTGTATGAAACTAAGGATTGTTTTAGGCTTATAGTGGGAAATCGTACTGACTGCTTAGAAATTGAAAAAAATACAGGTTTTATTTCTAGAAAAGGTATCAGTATTGAAAATAGAATATATAATGATAATATTAAAAAATGTCACAAAATAGTATCAATTACTAAATTACCTGAAGAAACTGTTTACTGTCCTACAGTTTTTAATGATGAACATATTTTTGTAGCTAATGGATTATTAACTTTTAATTGTTCTGAGATCTTTCTTCCTAATGATGAACAACACACTTATGTTTGTTGCCTTAGTTCTTTAAACTTGGTAAAATGGGAAGAGTGGAAGGATCATAAATTTGCTTCAGGCTTGAGTGTTGTAGAACTATCCATTTATTTTTTAGACGCTGTTATGCAAGAATTCATAAACAAGGCTAAAGATTTACCAGGGTTTGAAAAAGCTGTTAGGTTTTCCATAAAGTCTAGAGCATTGGGTTTGGGCGTATTAGGTTGGCATACACTTTTGCAAGAAAAATTATTGCCTTTTGACTCGTTCCAGTCAATGATGTTAAACGCTCAGATCTTTAATCATATAAAGGATCAATCTTTAGAAGCTTCAAAAAAGCTGGCTATTGAATTCGGAGAACCTGAGTGGTGTAAGGGAAGGGGAGTGAGAAATCTTACACAACTAGCAATTGCTCCAACAATGTCTAATTCCATTATTTCTGGAGGACACAGTGCTGGAGTAGAGCCTATTTCTGCCAATTGTTATTCTATGAAGTCTGCCAAAGGTACCTTCATAAGAAAAAATAAGCAGTTAGTAGATCTATTGGAGAGTAAGGGTATAAATAATGTAGACACTTGGGAAAATATCATAAGAAACGCTGGATCTGTGCAGCAAATAAAACAATTATCCAGTGAAGAAAAAGAAGTGTTTAAAACTGCTAGAGAGATAAATCAATTTGCAATAGTGACGCAGGCTGGACAGAGACAAAAGTTAATTGATCAGGGGCAGTCTATTAACCTCTTTTTCACCGCAGGTACTTCTGCAAAATATATCAACGATGTTCACATTCATGCTTGGCAAAGTGGTTTAAAGAGTTTATACTACTTAAGAAGTGAAACAGTTTTAAAAGGCACCACTATTGAATATCAGAAGAGTGATTGTGCTAGTTGTGAGGGTTAATATGAAATCAACAATAGAGTTTAACTTGCCAGAAGAAAGAGAAGAACTTAATGATGCTTTAAACGGAAGTAGGTATAAAGCTAGAATTGAAACGCTTTATGATAAAGTATTTAGACCTCATATAAAATATGGAAAACCTTTGATGTCTAAATCTGAGAGCGAAATGCAAGAGTTAACAGAAGAACAGCTTGCAATTATAGAACAAATATATGAAAATGTATTCAATCATTTTGAGGATTGTTTAGATGACTAAGAAATTAATAGAACAAATTAAGTTACAAAAAGACATTGAAGTTCCATTTAACACGTGGAGATTCTTCGGAAGTAGTTGTAAGAGAATAAACTTAGCTGGTGCACAAGCTTCTTTTGGAGAAGATTATGGTAATGTAGAGGAGCTTAGGAAAGCCATTGAATTTTATGTTGAGCAATTAGGTGGTAAAGTTAATTGGAAAGAATAGGTGTCACATACCTGTCTATGACTAAAGTTGTGAGGTTGGC